TGGTATTTCTCTTAAATCAGTACTTTTAAATTGCAATAAAGAGTTCAGTAAGAACAAACCATCGTCGATTTGTTCTCCTGAAACTGTTTGTAATTGCCGACTAACTATTTGAGACAGATAGTACGCCCTAGTAATCAACATCCGTGCTGTGTAAGCCATAATATCTGTCCCCTTTTAATTAGATAGCAAATTGGTAGCCGCCAACATTGATAGCAGCAGCGGCAGCTCCGTTACTTACTTTGTAGCTAACTTTTGGGTCACCAGAAGCTAATTGTGCTATTACCAAGCTTTGGCTAGAAACGACCACAGCAGCAACCTGACCGGTAATTGTTACCGCATCGCCTGTTCCGCCTGCTGGCTGTAATTTCAAGGTTTGACTTGCAGCAGCAGGTGTCAACGCTGAATCAATAAACACAGGGGTGCTCGCAACGGCAGGAACAAAAGCACTTAAATCAATTGCAGTGTAAGAAGTTGCATTACCAGCAGTGATTGCAGTAGCTTGAGGTGCGTCATACATAAAGGTGCGCCAGCTTGACTTGTCGTCAGTCCAGTAACCTTTCAGGAATGTAGAGCCTGCGCCTGTAGCAACATAACCAATCAAAGCATAGGCGCTGTAACCATAAGGTAAGTATGGGGTAGCTGATAAAGAAATCATTGCGCCAACTACGCCGGCACCTGTTGGGCTAGAAACTAAATACACGTAGTATAAAGAACTAGCTGCTAAAGAGCCTGTGTCTAAGCCATTTAAGCCGTTAACAGCGGCATTAATAGTAACACTTTCGTCTAAGTTAATTTGGAAAGTTTTAGTAGAATCTAAAATACTTCCAACAGCTACATCTAACTTTGTGTTAGGGGTTGTAGCATTGTTACTCAAGCCTAGGCCGTAAGCGTAAGGGAAGAGCGCCTGATTAAATGATTTGTAAACAGTCATAATATTATCCTCTTAAGTTAAGGTGAGCGGCTAATGCCGCCCTAAGCTTATAATGGAAATGCGTAACGTAATGAGTTTTCAGCAACCAAGGTTGAGCCGTAAATCACGTCACGAACGTAAGCGCGATTGTTTAAACCGAACTGAGAACCAAAGTAATGGCGAATAGATGCGCCAGAATCTGGGTCAACAGTGCTTACGGTGGTGTATGGAGACTCATCTGGTAGACGTGGCATAGCTAAGTAGAACTGGTCGCCAGACATCAAGATACCTGCTCTATGACTTGGCACTGGAGTAACAGTCATGCCAGCTTGGATTGCTACGTTTAAGTTTTGGTTTTGGTTGCCAGCAGATACTAAACCAACATCATTGATGGTTTGTAATTGCACAGTAACACTGTTACCAGAACTTGCAGCATCAGCAATTGCACGGAACTGAACTGGCTGCTGGCAAGGTTGATGACCAATAAAAGTCAAGAATCTTAAATTTGGTTTTCCAGAAACGCCATCATTAAACTGGAACAAATCTCCAGCTTTAACAGCGTTAGCATCGTTACCAACAGAAGCATCAACACTAAAAGTAATGCTAGTAATGTTTGCGCCAGTAGGGTCATTTACTGATACTACAGTCATGACATTAGCAGGTGCAGCAGCTTCAGCAATGCTTCCTGATACGTGAACTGGTAATAGGTTTGACTCATACCAATCAGCGCCAGCAAATTTACCTAAAGTCCAGCTAGTAGCTAAGTCATTGTTTCTGTCCATAGCGAATTGGTTTAAACCGCTACCTACGATTGCTGGAATGTTAGCAACTGGCAGAATAGCGCACATTTTATGTGTAGCTGCACCAAAATCTTGGAAGTTAGCAACAGATTGCGCCAATTGTGTAAAGCTGTTAATTGGGGTAATTCCATCGCCATAGAAACGGAAAGGACCAGACTTGTACTGGGTTACGCCTAAATTAGCAGATTGTGGGTCGTTTACAGTTACGCCTGACACAAAGTTTTTAAGAATGTCAGACTCAACGTTTGTTCCTAGCTCTTTCATTGCAGCCATACCAAAGCGGTCCATGTATGTTTCTACATTGAAAATAAATTGCTGGTCGGTATACCCTTGTGACACGTTAGCAGCTTGTGAGCAAATTAATGATTGCACGCGTTGAACAGAAGGCTGTTGAGTGATAATAAGACCAGGATAAGAAATAAATCGTGGGGTTGTATCGAAGGTTACAGTGTCACCTAAGTTACTTGGTGCTGTTTTGTTAAAGTCTTTAAACTTTTTGTTAGCTAAAGAAATACCTACGAAGCTATTTAATAACCAAGCAAGCTCTGCTTTTTGATAGGTTTGTACTGTTTGAAGTACGTTGACTGGTGTAGCTGGCATAATTGCACTCTCCGGTTAAAATAATGAATCATCTTTCAACCGGAAAGGACAACGTTAGACGGTTAGCCTTTGAACATCTTTCTAAAATCAGACACCGACATACTACCGTTATCCATTCCGGCACTTGTCGAAGGTTTTAGTTGGGAGTATGGGTCTCTTGCTTGTGCTTCTTCAGCTTTTGCCTGCTGATTCTGCTTAATGCTTGCTGATAACTTCTGCAAGTTTTTTTGTGCAAGATAAGGCTGTGATTGGATATCAGACAAAATCTGTGACAACTTGTATGGATTATCCAAAACCTCTTTCATTATTTCGCCAGTATTTTCAAAGTCATTTACCATGCCGATAAACGCATGAATTCTTGGGTCGTTATAATTCAATTGGTTAAGCTCTTGTTCTAACCCTGGATATTGTTGCTCGGCAACTTCCATCTTTTGCACAAAGCTATTAACCATCTGCTGTTGCTTTAGTTCTGCTAATTGTGATTGGATGTGTTCTTGTGTTGCCTGAGTAGCTTTTTCTTGAATCATGCGCTCAATATCTTCTTGGCTAAACTGCTGCATACCTCCAAGACTTTGCCCTTGTGGTTGCTGCTGTTGCTGTTGTTGCGCTTGTAATTCTTGCATAGCTGCTAATCTTCCTTTTTCATAAGCTCGTTCTCGTTCCCTTTTGACAACATCATTCATCTGTATTTGATTAAATCTAGGTGCTTGAACATCGTCAACAGGAGCAGATACTTGCTCTTGTACTTCAGGATTATTTTCAACAATATCTTTTACTTCTTCCATAAAACCCTCGTTTTTTGACTTCTGTCGGTGTCACCGTAATCCAATACTTTACGCTGTATAGTAGCGCCCAAGTTGTCGTTTGGGAACGTAATAAGCTAATTATTCACTATAGAAACATTTTGTGTCAAGCACTTGCGAATGTTTCACTTGAAACATCTACTGTTCGTGATTCGCGAACCTCGAACAGCGAATGTTATTTCTTTTTCTTTTTAGATAAGCCTGCTTCAGACAAGGCTATGGCAATCGCTTGATTTTTCGGCTTGCCGCTTTTTATTTCTGTCTTTATATTTTCAGATACAACTTTGCGGCTTTTACCTGATTTCAGCGGCATGATTTTTTTCCTTTGGCTTTCATTGCTTTAGATTCGTCCTTGCGGGCTTTCTTTTCCATGCCAACTTCGCCATAACTTGCTCCGATTGCTCTTTTTTTGGAATAACCGGCCTTTTCCATAACTTTAACATTATGAGACATACCTTTAGGGGTGGCGGCTGCTTTGCCTTTTACAAGCATGCCTTTTTTTATTTCTTTTTTTACTTGTTTCATTTGCATTTCCCCTTCATCATTTTTTTCATCATGGATTTATCTTCTTTGACATCTTTCTTTTCAGATTTTTTAATCATCTTAGAAATAAGTTTTTTGTCTTGTGCCACATCCATATGTTTTACTGATTTTGCAGGTGCTTTCTTTTTCATGATTAGCTTCCAGGGTAAGTTTCAGAATATATATAATTACGCTCTTCGCTTAAAATTTCAACCATTGATGCAAGGCCCAAATCAGAAACACCCATTAGGGCGGTAGATTGCTCAATAACTTCCATTTCAGGCTCAAAATAATCAAATATTACAAGCGCTATAGCGCGCTCAAACATGCCATTTGGTTTCCATATCCACCAGTTAGCAACAGGCTGCACGTCTGTTACGCGCGGCAATACAATGTCAGAACCGCTTTCGTCCTTGAGCAACGTCTTCATCAATCTTTCCTGAATAAGTCAGAAACAATTTTGTTTCTCTCGTCCTTAGATGCGCCGCTTGTAACTTTATACATGGTTTGCATAATTTCACTTCGAGTGTAACCATCGCGTTTCATTTTTTCTACGCCGCCAGGCTGTGTAATATGGTGTTCAGTGATTTTATATTTGCTCATTTTATGTCCTTATAGGTTATAAAAAGAT